CACCCGATAGCTTGGCCAAATCCGTATTGTACTGGTTGACGGCGATGGTTACTTGATTGACGTAGGCTTTGCAGGTGAGGAGACGGTCGCGGACGATGTCGGCGTCCCCGGCGAAGCCGAGAAGAAAGTAAGTAGTCTCGGAAGAAAGGGTGCCTGGGTCACTGGTGCCGACACTGCTTTTGGCGGTGCTGGCAACACGATACTTGCCGGGATGACCGCTTTCACGGTGGGGAGGCTGGTGCAGCTGGACATTGTCAAGACGCAGCTGAGCAACAGTACTTTGAAGAGTGGCGATTTTGGCATCATAACTGTCCTGATCCTGCTTGATTTGTGATTGGAGTTGGGATTCCAATGCCGTTTTCGACTTTGCAGCCGCCGCGAGCTTGAGATCCGATGCTGCCGTGATTTTCTGTGAGGCGATCGCAGCCTGGGTGGTCATGTAACTCTTCTCACGGAAGTGTCCAGTCACGAACCCAAGCGTGAAAGCGATAATGACTGCCAGGATGGCTGCCAAGATTTGTTCAACGAATGTCATAAATGATCCAGGTTGAATCGACGCTCCACATCCCGAAGAATGTCGATGATGATACGATTGGCCTCGATATGATCCCCGACGCCAGGATGAAGGCACCTCAAGAACAGCAGGACTGACTTCACCACGCCAAATTGCTCATCGGTGCAGAGCATTCGGAACGCTCGATTCGCAAGTGGAATCCCGAAAGCATTGAGAGCGCAGATAGTGTTATTTACGACCAGTTTGTCGTTGATCACGCCAGTTTTCAAGAAGCGCGTGATCATCTTCCTTGTGGTCATGAGATTGGCAAACTCTGCCTCAAACTTCACCGGATTGAAGATCACACCCCTCTGGGTGTGACCCTCTCTCACAAACATTTTGATTTCATCCACCGAGATCATAAGCATCCGAATTACTTGGCGGCGGACTTGGGTCCAACGAAGGCGCCCTTGACCTTCTCGTAGACGCCCTCGATGGCGGTCTCGATCTTGGCCACTTCTTCCTCGATGATCGACGGTGTGGCTACCTCGCCAGCAACGGGAGGGGTATCGTCCACCAGCTTTTCGACCGCGTCACGCAGCTTCAGCTCTTCTTCCTTGGCGAAGGCTTCGATCTCTGCGATCTTGGCGGCCAAGCCGGCCTTGACTGCCACGACCTTCTGCTCTTCGGCTGACTCCGGCGCGGCGACGCCGAGCGAGATCTTCTCGCCGGTCTGTGGGTGGATGTAAAACTGTTCGGGAGCGGTATTGACAGCCATGGAAAAATCCTCTTGACATTTGGGTTCAGTGGGTCTATAATACGAACATGAAATATGTCGATCTCAAATACATCAGGCTCGCTTCCGTTTATTTACAAGGCTTCAAAGATGTGGGTCGCGATACCTTCATCTTCCGATGCCCGTTGTGTGGAGACTCCAAGAAGAACCCCAACAAGAAACGTGGATATCTCTACGTCACGAACGACGGCGCCTTCTTCAAGTGCTACAACACCTGCGGCGGCTTGGGGCTCCACACGTTCCTGAAGAAGCTGAGCCCGGACCTCGCGAGCCAGTACGCTTTCGAGAACTTTGGGCCCCAGCGCGAGAAAGTGGAGCCCGAGGTCGATGCCTCGAAGTTCAAGACATCTTTCCAGTTCGAGACGCCCAAGGTCAAGAAGCCGAAACGGGCTGGTCCGCTGGATGTGATGCTTCCAACCAAGGAGCTCGGTCTCGGGCATCGTGTTCGTGAGTATATCGAGGGTCGCAAGATTCCAGAGGACGTGGAGCTCTACTATGCACGGAACCTGAATGACGTCTGTCGCTCGATTGATGCCTACAAGGACCGCACGTTCCATGAGGACTATCAGGCGCTAGTGTTTCCGTTTCGTGATGTGGATGGGACGCTGAACTACCTGCAGGCGCGTATTCTCTTCTCGGAGTCGAAACGTCGCTACATGACCTTTCAGCTGAACGAGGACGCACCCAAGTTCTGGGGTCTGGACCGTGTGGATTTCACGAAAACTGTCTACCTGTTCGAGGGCCCGATCGACGCCATGATGGTCGACAACGGAATCGCGTCTGCCGAGGGGCAACTGAGCGCCTCGGTTAAATACTTGGAGTCGGTATGCCAGGCTGGTTTCGTTCTGGTCTACGATGCCGATTTCAAAACCAATCCGCAGATCTGGAATGACCTGCAGAAGTCTCAACGTCATGGCTGTCCGATTGTGATTCATGATGGAGACTTCGGGAAGTTCAAGGACTTGAACGAGGCAGCGCAAGCGGGCTGGAGCCGAGAGCGCATCCAAGGATACCTGAAGAACCACACGTTCGTTGGGTTGAAGGCGCAGCTCAAGCTCGCGAAAATCAAATCTCCTGTTGATCCCTTGAAGAAGGCGTATGGCCAGCAAAACAAACGAAGCTGAACGCAAGATCCGTCGCACCGAAACGGTGATCCCGAAATCCATCAGGCGCGCCGAGCGTCAGACGGAACAGGCACTCAAATGTCTTTCTCGAGGGTATGCCGAGGAAGTCTGGGACGATGTCGACGAACTTGAAGAAATGGATACACGTGGTCATGTGAACCACAAGCAAACCCTGAGGTGATTCGTGATGCGTGGTATGCTACTTATCGACATGAGTAACTTGGTGTTCTCGCAGGTGCTCCAAGATTATTCATCCACCAAACAGCAACCCGACATGAAAGTCCTTCGGATCTTGGTGCTGGGTGCGTTGTCACGTCACAAGGCTCGCCTGAAGGAGTATGACGAAATCACGTTGTGCTTCGACGGGAAGCAATACTGGCGCCGTGGTATCTTCGCACCCTACAAGGGCCAGCGGGCGAACCAGCGTGACAAGGACGACTTTGACTGGGATGCTTTCTTCCCGCTGTATGACGAGTTCAAGAAGGAGCTCGCCGAGAACCTTCCTGTCCGTTGCCTCCAGGTGCAGCATGCCGAGGCGGATGACCTGATCGCCGTGATCAGCAAGGTCTATGGCCCGCACACGCCCATCTGCATCTTGAGCTCCGACAAGGACTTCATCCAGATACAGCAGACCATCTGCCCCAAGATCAAGCAGTGGTCCTTGTTCCATGGCAAGTTCCTCACGCCACGCAACACGGAATACAACCTGGTCGAGCATATCGTGAAGGGCGATGAGGGCGACGGCATCCCGAACATGCTCTCGGATGGTGACACCTTCATGGTCAAGGAGAAGCGCCAGAAGCCCGTGACCAAAGTTCTTCTGGCGGCAGCCACCGCGGCAGGGTTGGGTCAGCCCGAGAAGTTCTGCAAGACGTTCGAGGTCCTCGAGGCGTTCAAGCGGAATCAGAAGCTAATCGACCTGCGCGAAATCCCCGACGACCTCCAGCAGGAAATCGTGGACGCCTTCGATGCAGCACCAGTCGCCAAAGGTGATGTGTTCAACTACTACGTGAAGAATCGACTCTCGAAGCTTCTCGCCAACGGAAAGTTCTAATGATCTATACCTACCGATGCACGTCCTGCCAGCACACGTTCGAGAAGATGCTTTCCATGGCGCGCATGGAAGAGCCCGAGGGCGAGCCCTGCCCTGCCTGCGTGGCACTCGAAGTGAAGCAGATCATATCGGGAGCATCAACGTATGCCTTCATGGCGCCTGATCAGCTGGGTCGCAACAAGCCCCCGCGAGACTGGACTGACTGGCTCGGGAATCTGAAGAAGAAGAATCCCGGCGCAGCGGACTTCAATACCCACCGCTAGAAAATGCTTGACATTCGATCCAGGATGTCATATAATAGCTGTTCAAAGCAGGTTCTATCCATATGACAGTGAACAATCCAGCAACCTTCATAGGTTCCGTGAGTCCGGCCATGCTGCCTGGTGATGGTCTTTACCCACCAAGCAACCCGTGGCAGCGCGATGCGGATTACTGGCAGGTTCCGCTGATACCTCAACTTCCACCGCAAAGGCAGATCGGTGACCCCAATCCAATCATGGCAATCTGCGGCGAGTGTGGACGCAAGGTTCACCGACTGGAGGGTTACTACTGCGGAAATGGACGCTGCCCGGTTCAACCGCAAGTAACTTGCCATGGATGAGCAAGCTAAATTAACAGTGGTCCATGCCATCCATGAATATATGGAGAGGCTTGAGGCTGGTCTGGCACCGCTCGCGAAGTATCCGGGCGTCACCAGAGTACTATCAGGCACCGGAGACAAGACGTTCCTGGATGACTGGAGAAAGAGGATCGGGGAAGCTGAGGCTGACCGAATCCTCACGGAGTCCCAAAACATTGGGAATTCACTCGATATGTTGGTTCAGCTGTCGTTTGACGACAATTTCGAACAGGCAACACACGAACACGAAGCAGGGTACGACCTGTATCGTCAGTTGAAGAAGGAGTTGGCGAAAGTCGACCCCATCGCGCTTCAACTGAAGGTATGGTCAGACAAGCAGAAGGTCATGGGCTTCCTGGACTTGGTCGGTTATTACGACGGCGTCCTTTCCATCATCGACATCAAAAATACTCGCACCTCCAAGAAGAGGGAGTATGTCGAAGATTACTTCATGCAATGCGCGCTCTACGCCATTTGCATCCATGACCTTCTTGGCATCAACATCAAGCAGCTGGTTCTTCTCGTTGGCGATCGCTCGTCCACGGTTCCCCAGGTGTTCGTTGCGAGGACCAAGGACTATGTACAGAAAGCTCTTCATCGCACTACTCAGTATCATCAGCTCATCGGCACTGGCACCAACAGCGCACGCCCTCCAACACAAGCCAACGGTGGCGCAGTTTCGTCAACTTGATTGCCTCGCCGAGGCGGTGTATCATGAGGCTCGAGGTGAGCCCGAGGCGGGTCAGGCAGCCGTCGCGCGTGTTGTCATGAACCGCACCCGAAATCCCAAGATGTGGGGTCACACGATCTGCCAGGTCGTTTACCAGAAGGGGCAATTCAGTTGGTCCAGGAACGAGAAGTTCGAGCTGCGTAGGCATCAACATAGCCCTGTCTTCCGCGCCATTGAACTCAAGGCCGTCGTTTGGCTCGCGGAGGATACCCTCGACATTCGATACGTAAAGCCGCGCCTGCAACATGCCACGTTTTTCTCACAGGGGCGCCCACGCGCCAACCATCTAACCTTCGTGGAGAAGGTTGGACATCACCAGTTCTACAAAATCGAGGCACGGTAATTATGTCATTCAGTGAAGACCTTCTGGCACATTTGAAAGAGACATCGGTCAAAGACAACCTCAATCTTTTCGAGGCAGTGTCTCAGTATTGCGAGGTTCACGACATCGACCCAGATGAGTTGATAGAGAGCCTCGATGCAGGAGCCCTGGCCCAAATCAAGGCAGCTGCACTGGAAGGAAATCACGTAAGGAAGTGTGTCTCCAAAAAATCCGCCACTCTCATATTCTGACATCATGAATACAGCCACCCTGAACAGCTTCAGGGACTATGTGACGTTGAAACTTCACTTCAACTCCGAGGGCTTCAACTGGACAGATGGTGCCGGCAAGAAGATCGGTGTCGACGCCTTGCAAAAGCGCAAGGATCGCGCATTCTTCGATCGCCTGAACCAGAAACATCCAGACACTGAAGACCGACGCGAGTACCTCATATCAGGGTTCCTCTACAATCCCAACCTATGGATTGGTGAGTTTCTCGAGAAGGAGGTGGTGAATTTCCATCGGAAGCGCCTGGTCCGACTGAAGTCGATTGAGCACCTGTTTGCGTCTGAGGTCGAGAGCATCCACGACTACATGCTTGAAACCAAGACTTCGATACGGGATCTTCTAAAGTTGACAGATGGCGACAGGCCTGCTATAATAGCAGATCGTTCAAAGATCCTCGGAGGTGTGTCAGATGAGACTCTAGCGATAATCGACAAGGCATTCAACTTCACCCAGCAAGAGACCAAGAACCCGTTGTGGGCGCAGGACCGTTTGAAACTGCGTAAATACCGTTGGTTCTTGAGCGTTCCTCGAGACACCATGTTGTACCATTTCAATCTACTGGCATCCGGGCCATCGAGCCAATCTTAGCCAACGAAATTAGGAGTCACATATGTCATTTGCAAATCTGAAAAAGCA